AGGATCGTTGAGTTCTACGTCGTTGCTCGCATGACCAAGGCCAGTGTTTGGCTTCGTCCTATCGGTCGCATCGTTACTGGCGATGACGGCAGAGGCGAAGGCAAAGCAATCCCAGACACGTCTGTACAAGCTTCAGATTGCAACATCTTCCGCAAGCGCATCCAGCACTGGGACAACGTTGAAGGCATTTCTGACAGCATCAAGTATTTCCGCATCTGGGATGGCCGCCCTCAGTACCACAACACCTGGGACTGATTACATCAGCCCTGGAGACAGGGCTTTCTTTTTTCTTGCTTTTACACCATGCTTGGTTATCACCACACGATGCTTAACTTGTTCGAATCTTTCGAGCGCCATCAAGACCAGCTAGATGCAAACAATCTGCTGAAGCTGGCACCTGTTGAACCCCACTACACCGTTAACGCCTACAAAGGCTCTGAGCATATTTGGGAAGACTGGGCCTACGACAAAGACGAACTCGCCAGCCTTAAGCAAATCGCTACCGAGAGCGGTTACACCGTCACTGTTCGTTTAGAGAACGACGAAGACTAATCACCGTCGGGGTGCCTGATGCCGTTTGTAGTTTGCGGCTGAAAGCTATACAACACCTACACCCATGGGAAAAGCAGGGCAGTTGTAATTGGGTGGTGCCTTTTACGACTGATCAAGACCCCGACACCAATTCACACTCACCTTCATCTTCATCTTCATCATGGCTAAAGAGAAAATCGTTTGCTTTTACAAACGACCTGCTGGACAACGATCAGACCTTGTAATCCTTGAAGTCAAAGCCCCACATGAACTAGCAGGTGAAACAGTCATCTGTAACTGCTTCAATCAAGAATGGATTACTGAACTGACATACGGCACAGAGGTGCTTGTATGGGGGCCACCAAAGCAAGGCCGAGAAGGCGATCTCCTTGCTGATGCTTGTGCAGATATTCTGCAACCGCATTCTGCGTCAGGGAAAACAGTTGCAAAGGCAATTGAAGAATTAGAAGCTGAAAATTCTAAATACTACGAAGAAAGACGAGTCAGCACTAAACTAAAAGGGCAAGACAACATTGATGCTTTTCTTGCTTTTGCAGGGCGATGCCCCAACGGGCATCAAGAAGCAGGGCATTTGTTAATTACTTATGCTCGCTTGATGTTAAAAGATTTAAATTATACAGACCCAATTTCAACTTATTATCACGTACGAAACAAAGTCGCTGAAGCAGGGCAACCTACTTACTCTTAATAACCGTTCATGGGGGTTGTGCTTATGCCAACCCCCGCAACAACAAAAGTCTTATGGCTATTGACGAAACCCTGCGTATGCAGCAGCGTACTAATGATCTAAATGTTTTTCTTCTCTATGAGCAACGACTCAAACTTGCCTATGCCCGCAGCAAGAATCCGCAACCTAAGCGATGGAACGGTGCAAATAACCCTCGGGGATCTCAAAGGATGGGTAACTAGCCATCACTTGATTACGCCTAAAATCCATCAAATGCAAAAAGCTTGGCAAGAAGCTAATCAACATTTGCATTCATAAGCTACGCTATCCATCAAGCAGCTTTATTTAGCTTGGCATCAATCAAGTCTCTTAAGCCAGATCATAAAAATGCACGGCGCAGAACTGATCGGTCTTCCCAACTAATCCAAGAATCATTGCAACGTTACGGTGCTGCTCGCAGCATTGTCATTGATGAAGAGAATCGTATCCTTGCTGGCAATGGAACAGTTGATGGAGCCAAAGCAGCAGGCATTGAAAACGTACGCATCATTGAAACTGATGGTGACGAAATCATTGCTATTAAACGCACCAACCTTTCAGAAGAACAAAAAATCGGTTTAGCTCTTGCTGACAACCGCACTTCTGATCTTTCTGAATGGGATCAAGAAATGCTTCATACGCTATCGCAAGAGCATGACATCAACGATTGGTTTACCCCAGAAGACCTTAATTCCATCACGGGTGATCCCGTTTCTGAATTAGAACCACCCCAAGATTTTGACGAAGTAGACGACGACATCACTACCGAACATCGCTGCCCATCTTGTGGATACGAATGGAGTGGTAAGTCATCTTGACTGTTATGGATAAGCCTCAATACCGTGTACCTTCGATGCAGGAAATTAAAGACCTGCCTTGGAATGGTTACACCGTTGCAAGTACCTTTTCAGGCTGTGGAGGCTCTTGCCTTGGTTATCGCATGGCTGGTTATCGCGTTGCTTATGCTCTTGAATTTATTCCTGAAGCACAACGTACTTATAAAGCCAACCATCCTGATAGCTATCTCGACACAGCAGACATTCGTGACTTAAAACCAGAGCAGCTTTTAGAACGGGCAGGTGTAGCTAAAGGAGAATTAGACATTCTTGATGGCTCGCCGCCTTGCTCAGCCTTCTCTACAGCAGGCAGCCGTGAAAAAGGCTGGGGGAAAGTCAAGGACTACAGCGATGGTTCGCAACGTGTTGATGATCTTTTTTACGAATACGCTCGAATCCTTGAAGGTGTTCAACCTAAAGTTTTCGTAGCTGAAAACGTTACCGGCCTCGTAAAAGGTACTGCTAAAGGTTATTTCAAACGAATCCTTCAAGAACTAAAACATTGTGGCTACAACGTTTCTTGTAAAGTCTTAGATGCAAAATGGCTTGGTGTTCCTCAAGGACGGCAACGCACTATTTTTGTAGGTACACGTCAAGACTTAAACCTACCTCCTGTTCACCCTTCTCCTTTTGCTTATACCTACACGATTGAAGAAGCTATAAAAGGTTGTACGGCACCAACAGAAAATGAAATCAGGTCAATGTCAGAAGATAGCAAGACCTACCGTCTATGGACTAAAACAACTCCAGGTAGTAATTTTTCAGCCGCTTGTGAAGCTGAATCTGGCAAGGCGTCTTTTTTCAATATGTGCAAAGTTCATCCGCGGAAACCAGCACCTACTATCACAGCAACCTGTCAACATTTTCATTGGGATGAGTGGCGTTATCTAACGATCCCAGAAGTAAAACGCCTTTGTGGTTTTCCAGATGACTTCAGCCTGACAGGTGAGTTTCTTCAACGTTGGGAACGTGTAGGGCGAGCAGTACCGCCGCTCATGATGAAACAGGTTGCAGCCACTATCGAAAAGGAGATCCTTTCATGTGTGGCATAGCTGGTGGCATCAACACCACATCAGATGTCGTTCAGCAAATGCTTGATCGCATTGTTCATCGTGGCCCCGATGGTCAAGGCATCAAGCACCATGGCCCAATGGTTCACGGTCATGTACGTCTTGCCTTAGTTGATCTCACTGACGCATCAGCGCAACCCTTCAGCCATCAAGACACCACGTTGTCATTCAACGGTGAAGTCTGGAACTACAGCAAACTCAAAGCTAAATCGCCTCATCAATTTCAAACCACAGGCGACACTGAATCATTTGCTGATCTTCTTACCCGTCAAGGCATCAACAGCCTTTCAGCAATCGATGGCATGTACGCCATTGCTTTCTCAGATCAGCACGGCAACCATTATTTAGCGCGTGACCCGTTTGGCAAAATCCCTCTATACGTTGCTAAAACAAAAACCGGTTATCTCTACGCGTCAGAACGTAAGGCATTTCCAGCCAACTTAAAACCAATTGCTGTTCCGCCTGGTTACGGTTTCGACTTGACTAATGGTCAATGGTTTCAGCATTACAAGCTCCCAAGCCATCAATACACAACTGCCGCTGACGTTCTCTCATTGCTGACTGACGGTGTACAGCAACGCCTGCATGCTGATGCACCAGTCTGTTGTTTGATTTCTGGCGGTCTTGATAGCAGCCTCATCCTGGCTTTAGCTAAACAGCAATCCAGCAACGTCACAGCATTCACAGCATCATTCGACAGTCATTCACCAGATCTCACGGCAGCTAGACGCCTTTGCTCTGACCTATCAGTTCCGTTAATCGAAGTGCCGGTTGATCCGACGCCTGATCTCATTGACCAAGCGATTCATACAATTGAAATTAGCAGCAAAGCGCAAATTGAAATTGCCATCCTTTGCATTCCCCTAGCGCAACGCATTGCTGCAGAAGGGTTTAAAGCATGTCTGTCAGGCGAGGCAGCAGATGAACTCTTTGGTGGTTATGGCAACTTCTGCATCCAAGCTTCAAAAGCTAAAACTACTTCTGACTTCATTAAGCTCCGTCACGCACAGCTCGCCAAAATGTCCCGTGGCAATTTCGTTCGCTGCAATAAAGCATTCATGGCAGCTGGTGTCGAATGTCGCTTACCTTTCATGCAGCAACAGCTAGTAGAACGCGTCATCAATCTCGACAAGGCTGAATCACCACCAGGGAAAAAACTGCTCAAGCAGGCTGCTAAAGACCTTGTTCCTGACTGGATAGTCAAGCGGCAGAAAGACACCTTTCAAGGCGCATCTGGTATCGCATCTCAAATGCAACAGCAGATCGCTAGCCCTACGATTTTCTACAACAACCAATTGCGAAAGCAGTTTGGTTACCTGCCAAAAGACTGATGACTAATACGCCGCATCACTTAACCGTTCCACGGTCTTGGACATTTGAAACCAATGATGTAGCCAAAGGTTTTGATCAACACGTCCGTGAACAGTTGCCTTGGTACGAGCTAGCAACTAATGCCATCTCTCACGTAGCACGCCACTACATCCCGCAGAATGGCTTGGTGTACGACATCGGTTGCAGCACAGGAAATATTGGTTGCAGCATTCAAGAAACGCTTGCTACCCGTAACGCTCACCTAATCGGTATTGAGCCGTCACAGGCTATGCAGCCGCTTTACCGCGCACCAGGTGAGTTCGCATGCACTAAAGCTCAGCTTTACCCATACAAGAGTTATGACCTAGCAATTCTGTTCCTTTGCTTGATGTTTGTCGAGCCATCAGAACGCAGATCATTCATCAGCAATCTCTACGACAAGTGCAAACCAGGCGGTGCCATCATCATCTTTGACAAGCTTGAACCCGTTGACGGTTACATCAGCACGATCATGTACCGCCTCACGCTTGCAGGTAAATTCTCTGCAGGTGTTTCATCCGATGAAATAATCCAAAAGGAATTATCCTTGGCAGGTGTACAACGGCCAATCTCCCCTGATCACTTACCAGGCAATCCTTACCAATGGTTCAGGTTTGGTGATTTCGCAGGATTCATTATTGAGAAACCGATCTGATGGCTAAATCAACCAAGATTGAAGTAGACATGCGCGTTAACCGCGTTGCTCGTCTTTTAGCAAACGGTGCTGTGCGTTCTGAGATCGTGCAGTATTGCGCGAAAGAATGGGAGGTTGCTGAACGGCAAACAGACACGTATATCGCCAAAGCACGGGAGCTTATCCGGGCTGACTGGGAAACAGATCGCCTGACTTTTACTGCAGAAATCCTTGCCCAGCTCGCAACGCTGCAAAAAGAAGCCCGTAAACAAAACAATCTGGATGCAGCTTTAGGCTGTATTAAGACCGCAGCACAGATCGCACAAGTTATTCAGTGACGATCCTTAGTCACATCGAAAAAGGGTCAATCCTGCGACGTGTTGGTGAAAGTGACAGCACGCTAGATGTTAAAGCTTTAGTCGCGCAAATTAAACAAGACTTGCATCCAGGACAGCTTGCTTTTGTAGAAGATGAAAACACAGAAATTTTAGGATTGTCAGCAGGTTATGGAGCAGGTAAGACGCGAGCGTTAGCCGCTAAAAGTTGTTTACTTGCGATAGCGAATCAAGGCTTTTTAGGTTGCGTGATGGAGCCGACAGGGCCTCTTGTCCGTGATATATGGATGAATGATTTTGAATCTTTTTTAGAAAGCTATGAGATCCCATACACGTTCAGAGCAAGTCCGCTTCCGGATTACACATTGCATTTGCCAGGTGGAGATACAAAAATTCTTTGCAGGTCTTTTGAATCATGGTCTCGAATTATTGGTTTGAACCTTGCCTGGGTTCTTGCTGACGAGATTGACACCGTTACACCATCAATCGCACAAAAAGCATTTCCGAAAATCCTCGGCCGCTTGCGTGCTGGCAACGTTCGACAGTTTGCGGCTGCATCAACGCCTGAAGGTTTCCGCTGGATGTGGAATACGTTTGGCACAGAAGAAGCGCAGCAGCGCCCTGACCGAAGGCTGATTAGGATGCGTTCGGCAGACAATCCACATCTGCCTCAAGACTTCATCGAACGATTAGAAGCCAACTACGACCCGAGCCTTTTGAAGGCTTATCTAGAAGGCCAATTCTGCAATCTCACAACCGGTCAGGTTTATGACCGTTTTGATCGCGCCAAACATGTAATCACCGATATTCCTGACGTCAGCAACGAGCCTTTGCGTTGCGGGGTTGACTTCAATATCGGGAACATGTCAGCAGTCGTCGGTGTTCGTCTTGGGAACAACCTTCTCCTGATCGACGAGATCAGCGGTGCACATGACACCGATGCTATGGCACAAGAAATACAACGCCGTGCTGATGGACGCCAGGTATACGTCTACCCTGACGCATCTGGCGGTAACCGAAGCACGAATGCCTCACGCACGGACATTCAGATCTTGGAGTCCTATGGGTTCAGTAATCAATCACCAAAAGCCAACCCTCCCGTACGTGATCGCGTGGCTTCTGTACAAGCTCTGTTGGAAAATGGGAAAGGTGAGGTCAGATTGCAAGTAGCTGCAAATTGCAAAAGAACAATCGAATGTTTAGAGCTGCAGAGTTACACCGAAGCCGGTGATCCCGATAAAGATGCGGGTTACGATCACATGAATGACGCTTTGGGCTACTTGGTCTACAGAGACTTCAGCATGATTCATGCGCGTGCTGGACGGGGCACTGGCATTAGGCTCTACTAAACTGTGGTATCGGGCGGGTTTTAACTGTGTATTCAGGCTTCTCTGGTGGTCGCCAGCGCGTTGGCAACGTCACTCAGGTGAACGACCCCAGTACGGCTTGGGTTAATCAAGAACCGCACTGGGGATTAATTGAACATTTACTTGGTGGCACATACAAAATCAGAAAAGGTCACCGTAAGTTTTTACCGCAAGAGCCAAGAGAATTAGACGAGGCTTATGACAACAGGCTGAGACGTTCTGTTCTAGCGCCTTACTACGTCAGACTTGAGCGAATGTTGGCGGGCATGTTGACGCGTAAGCCGGTCAGGCTTGACGATGTTTCTGACCAAATCCGCGAACAGTTATTCGACGTTGATTTGCAGGGGAATGATCTACAGACGTGGCTCTACAACACATCGCGCATTTGCATTCGCTACGGGCACGTCGGTGTTCTTGTTGACGCGCCAAAGTTTGGCGACAATGGCCGCCCTTATTGGATCACGTACACGCCAAGGGACATCCTCGGCTGGCGCACTGAAATGGCCGATGGGAAACAAAAGCTGACGCAGCTCCGACTATTTGAAAAAGTGCTTGTCCCAGATGGTTTGTATGGAGAGAAGCAAGTCGAGCAGGTGCGCGTTCTTACCCCTAACGCATTTGAGATTTTCCAGAAGGATCAAAAAGGCGACTTTCGTGTTGTTGACGAAGGCACAACAAGCCTCAGCGAGATTCCGTTCAGCGTTGCGTATTCCAACCGGGTTGGCGTCTTGGAATCGTTCCCACCGTTGGCTGATATTGCTGAGCTAAACCTGCAGCACTATCAAGTGCAATCAGATCTTGGGAATCAACTGCACATCAGCGCAGTGCCGATGCTTGCGTTGTTTGGTTTTCCTGCAGCAGCAGAAGAAATCAGTGCAGGGCCAGGCGAAGCGCTCAGCCTTCCAGAAGGAAGTTCGGCCCAATACATAGAACCGGCTGGCAACAGCTACGACGCGCAGTTCCGCAGGCTTGATCAGATTGTTTCGCAGATTAATGATCTTGGCCTTGCTGCTGTGATGGGTGCAAAGCTCAGCGCAGAAACTGCCGAGTCAAAGCGGATTGATCGCAGCCAAGGCGACAGCACAATGATGGTTGTCGCGCAGCAGATGCAAGACATGATCGACAACTGCCTGCGGTTCCACGCTGATTACTTGCAGGAGTCACAGGCTGGCAGCAGTCTTGTCAATCGTGACTTTATGGGCGCAAGGCTTGAGCCACA